GGAAGCAAGGGACACGCAAGGCAAGCTGGGGCACAGCCGTCCCAAGGTGGCATGGGAACTAGCGGAAGGCACCTGCGAGAAACTACGTCAACTCTATGGACACACCCTGCCCAAGAGCAGCCGCCTGCGCGAGAAGTTCAATGCCTATAAAAGATATGGCTACATTGTGCTGGTCAGCCAGAAGAACGGCAACAGTTCCGCTCGTAAGATAGGACCGCGCGAAGCACGCCTGATAATGAAACTGAGACGCAGCCGTGTGCCCGTTTATACGGAAGCCCAGATATTTGAAGAATTCAACCGTCTGGCAGAAGAGAGCCAATGGAAGAAAAACAAGACCCAGGCGTTAAAGCCCATCAAGTCACCTAACACCCTGCGCAATTACCTCTATGCCCCCGAAGTGATGCCCCTGTGGTATGCAGCCGTATTCGGAATGCAGGCATGGAAAGGAAAATACACTTCCCTGCTGAAAACGGAAATGCCCACCATGCGCGACTCACTGTGGTACAGTGACGGTACGAAACTCAACTTGTACTATAAGAACAAGGACGGAAAGATATGCACCACTTCCGTATACGAAGTGATGGATGCCTACAGCGAAATGTTTCTGGGCTACGACATCGCCCCGAACGAGAATTTCGACAGCCAGTACCGTGCTTTTCGCATGGCGGTGGAGGTGGCAGGTGTCCGCCCCTACGAGATAGTGAACGATAACCAGGGCGGCCACAGAAAAGCCGCCGCACAGGGGTTCTTCGACAAGATAGCCGTGCTGCGCAAACCCACGATGCCCTACAACGGCAACAGCAAGACCATCGAATCAGCCTTCGGTCGTTTCCAGTCGCAGATATTGCACAAGATATGGCACTTCACGGGACAGAACATCACCACCGTAAAGAAAAGCAGCCATCCCAACATGGAGTTCATCGAACAGAATGCCTACGCCCTTCCCACACTGGAGGAAGTGAAACAGATATACAAGGAATGCCGCGAGCAGTGGAACAATGCCCCGCATCCCGCCACAGGCATCGCACGCATCGAGATGTACCGCATGAGCGAAAATCCCGAAACGCAGCCTGTCACCGCCATGGACCTGATACAGATGTTCTGGCTGAAAAAGCCTGAGACTGTGACTTACACAAACAAGGGATTGGCTTTCGACCTCAACAAGGAGTCCTATGAATACGATATATATGGCAAAAACGGGCTTCGTAATGAAGCATGGGCGTTACACAATACCGGACGAAAATTCCGTATCTTCTATGATCCTATGGATATGACCCACATCGAACTGTGGGAAGTGCTGGCCAACAATGAGTTGAGATACAGTACCGATGCTACTCCGAAGGTATCCATCTGCCGAGGCACACAGGAACGTACGGAGGAACAGACTAGCTACATGCGTCGCGCCATCGAACAGAGTAAAGAGACTATGGGATTGCTACAGATTGCCACTGAAGAATTTGATTTGGACGAAAAAATAGCTGCCGAACTGTTCGGGCTTTCTACTCCCCAGCCCAAAAACGTAAGCAAGGAGAAGATGGAACAGATACGGAAGGACTACGAGAAAGGCAGGCGCAAAGCCCCCATCTCCCTGCCCGAGAAACTGGAGCAGGAAGAAGACGAGGACGGAATGGAACTGGTCTACTCCACCCTGGGCGGACAGACCAAGGAACTTTCCAATCTCACCTTCGATGATGTGAAAGGATACGAAATGATGTAACCTCCCTTCATTGAAGACCAGTTGAACGACATTAAATAACCATTAAAATAAGATTCAAACAAAATGAAAGAACTATCACTGCAAGACAAGGATACCATCCGCGACGCGCTGAACGCCTACTGCGACAACTATACCTCACGTAACCGTGCCAGCGAATCCCTCAGCGGAGTATCCGCCGCAACCATCTCCACCATCCTGAACAACAAGTACGCCAGCATCAGCGATGACATGTTCGTGCGTATCGCCACCCAGATAGGCTACAGCTTCGAACGCTGGATGCTGACCGAGAGTACCGCCTTCAAGGAAATCAACTTCGTCCTGGCCGATGCACAGATGTACAAAAACGTCACGTGGGTGGTGGGCGATGCCGGATGCGGAAAGACCACCGCCGCCATAGACTACCGCAAGAATCACCGCAACGTGTTCTACATACTCTGTTCGGAAGATATGAAGAAAAGCGACTTCGTGCGCGAAATAGCCAGACAGGTGGGCGCACCCACCGACGGCACCAACCTGCGCGAGATGCTGGAATACGCCATCGGCATGATTGCCTTTCTCAACAATCCCCTGATCATCTTCGATGAGGGCGACAAGCTAACGGACAGTGTTTTCAATTACTTCATCAGTATCTACAACCGTCTGGAAGGTCACAGCGGCATCGTGTTCCTCAGCACCGACTTCATCAAACGCCGCATGGCGGGCGGCCTCCGTTACAACAAAAAAGGGTACAAAGAGATAAACAGCCGCATCGGACGCCGTTTCTTTGAAGTGCACGCCACCACGCAGAACGACATCTACACCATCTGTCAGGCCAACGGGCTAACCGCCGACCCCGAAATAAAGAAAGTGCTGAAAGACGCGGAAGCCAGCGAGAACGATCTCCGCCGCGTCAAGAAAATGGTGCACGCACAGAAACGCATCATCGAAAGCCGCAACAGGAAAGGAGATGCGGAATGATGGCGGAGCAGGTGAAGAAGA